TTTGTACACGGGACACGGACAAGAATTATCTGACAATATTGTAAATTTTCTTAATAGTAGAACTTTTACGAATATAAAAATTAACATATAATTATTAACGTAGATGAGTTATAATATAGGTGCAGTAAAGAACATAAACAGGAGGTATGAATATGAAAGCAATGAGTATTTACAATGGATACTATAAAATAAAGGAGGACTAAATTATGATGTTATGGGAATTGCGGGAAAAGTTAGAGAAACACAATATCTATTTGCGGGTTGTAGATGTAAAATATCAGAGAGGTTATAAATCACGGCGTAACTATCGGAGTGAAAACGAAGAGGTATTGTTTGTACCGCAAACATCAAAACGGCGCCGCGGGCAGGCGTATGTATTAGCACCTAGGTATGATACTACACAATATTGTGCCCGAACTTATTTCAATGTGTATTATGATATGCTTGAGGAGCTAGGGATTTTATAATAGGTTTCACGTGAAACATTAAGGAGGTTAATATGAAACCAAGTGAATTTGTTCGAGCGGCAATGGCAGCAGTGAACGTAACATTTTATGATAGATCGGGTAATATTGTAAAACGTCCGAATCTAGCAGGACTAAGAATTGCAAAGATCATTCCATTAAAAAATGGTGATTTCAAGGTCATTGTGGAAGGCAGGTGAACAGAATGCCATTAATCAAACCGTGGATAGTATTTAAGTTTGGTGGGAGTGAGAACTACACTCCCGCCGCGTTATCAAGGTTTACCGAATCAGATATTGAAAAAGAATACAATCGTCTGCGAAAGGCAGCGATCGGGAGGTTAAAAACCATTGGTAAATCTGAGTTTAGCGAAGGTGAAATATACAGGGAATATGGAAATAGGTTTAACAAGACGGCAAAACAGATACTAAGGGACGGCGGTGAGTCATTATTAAAATATCGTTTAAGTGCAGTTCACCGTTTCTTATCGAAAAAAACGTCCAGTGTCACAGGATTACGTGAGGCAGTCGATAAAACGCTGGCAACGCTGAGTGAGCACGGATATGATTTTGTAACTAAAGATAATATTGATGATTTTGGCGAGTTTATGGATGCTGTTCGAGATGCGGCTGAGGCGATGCGTTATGACTCAGAGCGTGTAGCAAATATTTACGATTGGGCTAATAAAAAGAAGGTATCCACGGAAGAACTGATAGAAAAATTTGAGTATTTTATGGAGAAGAAATGATTTATTGCGTAGAGGATTTCCCATATAGTGTAATAGAAGAAACGGAATGTCAACCGCGTAAGAGGCAAAATGCAGGTGGAAGGCAGAAATTGAAATATAAAAATCTGGTTTGTGCATTTGACATTGAAACTACATTTATTGAGGAGATTACGCAATCAGTAATGTATATCTGGCAGTTTCAAATTGAGGATTACACAATTATAGGCAGGACATGGAACGAATTTAGATTTTTTATTCAGAAATTATCGTTTTACTTAGACGAAGATGAACGTTTAGTTACCTACGTGCACAATTTGTCTTATGAATTTCAATTTCTGGCAGGTATATTTCACTTTGAGCCAAATCAGGTGTTTGCAATTGATTCGCGCCGCGTTTGCAAGGCAGAACTGGAAAGTGTGCTGGAATTACGTTGTTCATATATTCAAACAAATATGTCACTGGATGCCTTTACGCATAAAATGGGGGTGCCTGCTATGAAAACACATGGTTTTAACTATAACAAGCGGCGATGGTCTTATACAGAACTGTCACCAGATGAATTACTGTATTGCATAAATGATGTTCGCGGATTAGTGCAGGCGATGAAAATTCAGATGGAGCGTGACGGCGATGATTTATACACCATTCCATTAACAAATACCGGTTATGTAAGACGTGACGTGAAAAAAGCAATGAAGTCAGTTGGATATACGCGAATACAGAAAATGTTACCAGATTATGACACATATTGTTTATTGCGGCAGGCGTTTAGAGGTGGGAATACACACGCAAACCGATATTTTGCAGATGTCATGCTGTATGGCGTGAAATCAGCGGATCGATCAAGTAGTTATCCTGAGGTGGAATGTAATCATCCCTTCCCCGGAACACCGTTTAAATTTGTGGATGGTGTGTCAATTGATGATTTACTGCACTGGAAAAAAGATTTAGGACGGGCGTTTCTTTGTCAGGTGAAAATGTTTCACGTGAAACTAAGAAAAGAGGAGTGGGGCTGTCCGTATCTAGCTAAAGCAAAATGCCGGAATATTGATCGCGGCGCTATTTATGACAACGGGCGTATTTTAGAAGCAGAATATTTAGAAACGACATTGACAGACATTGATCTTGAAATTATGATGGAGGAATATACCGCGGATTATGAAATAATAACAGCGTGCCATTCCCGCTACTGCATGCTACCGGAACCGCTAATTAAAACAATATGCAGTTATTACAAAAAGAAAACAATATTGAAAAATAATGATGAGGAGGACCCCACCGGATATTTTTACATGAAATCAAAAAACAAATTAAATAGCGTTTATGGCATGACAGCACAAGATCCCGTGATTGAGTCTATCATATTTCAAGACGGTGATTTTACAATAGATGACAGTAAGAATGAAAAAGAATTGCTGGCTGCTAGTTATCATAGGTCTTTTATTCCCTATCAGTGGGGTGTATGGTGTACAGCATGGGCACGTTGGGAACTGGAACAGGGGTTGAAATTAGCGCATGGAAAAGATAGTTATTTCATATATGCAGATACTGATTCTATTAAATATTTAGGGGATATTAACTGGTCAGCATATAATGCGGCCAAGATTGCGGCAAGCAAAAAATCCGGAGCGTTCGCGACTGATAAAAAAGGCGTCACACACTATATGGGAGTTTTCGAGCAAGAAGAGCAATATTGTAGGTTTAAAACCTATGGCGCGAAAAAATATGCATACACGCATTGGGATGAAAATGATGAGGAGACCCCGGTGGAAATTACAATAGCAGGTGTTCCAAAAAAACAAGGGGCGTGGGAATTGCGAGCGGCAGGCGGCATTGATGCGTTCAACATTCCGTTTCTGTTTCATGCTGGGAAACTGGAATCTGTATACAATGACGATGTGGACATGATTTACAAAAATGAGGATGGCAAAGAGATCAAAATAACACGCAATGTTGCGTTACGACCGACCACATACAATTTAGGTGTTGCAACTGATTATATGTGGATTTTAGAGGATGCAAAAGTTTTCAGAAAAAGTTTAAAGATATTGACTTATTAACAATTCTATGTTAATATAAAAGTGATACAAAAACACTACACAAAAACAAGAAAAGGAGAAAAAACATGGAAATCATCAAAAAATCAAGCGACAAACTGACAGTGAAGCAGATGTATGATCTGACAAAGTCACCGGAGATTCAGAAGGTTTCAGACAATGAGGGAGCGCTGGTGCAGGTGGACGAATGGGCGTTGTATAATGACACGGACAAGGACGGGAACACGAGAGAGATTTTATCTATTCTGGATAACGAAGTAGGAGCCGTTGCGACTAACAGCGCAACCTTCATCCGTGATTTTATGGAAATCATAAAGATGTGTATGGATTGTGGTGAGGAAGCGCATCACGTTAAAATTAGTTCGGGTACGAGCAAGGCAGGAAGAACATTTTATACATGCGTATACGTGGATTAATGTTTCGCGTGAAACATGGAAAGGAGGAGGGGAGCATTTGCTCCCCGATTTTATTATGTTGTATTTAGAAAATGGATATTTGAATTATAATGAAATATACAACCTGCCTGTTCCGTTTATTTTTATCGTAGGCGCACGGGGCATCGGAAAAACATTCGGCGCAGTGGATTACCTGTACAGAAATAACATCCCATTTTTATTTTTGCGCCGGACAAAAACGCAGGCATATACACAGATTGATCCGGAGGTATCCGACATTGAAAAACCCCTCAAAAAATATGGTGTTATTTTTAATGCAAATAAGGTGACAGACACAATGCAATCATTAACTATTGACGGTAATGAATATTTTGCACTGGTAACATCACTATCAACCGGTTCAAATTTGCGGGGATTTAACGGTGAAAGAGTCGAAGCGATATTTTTTGATGAGTTTATTGCACAGCCTGAGGAAAAACCTATACGGGAAGAAGCGAGCACGTTTTTCAATTTAGTTGAAACTATTTCCCGTAATAGGGAACTGGAAGGGCGGGAACCAGTTAAAGTCATTTGTGCGGCGAACAGTTTTAATCTGGCAAACCCGATATTCATAAAACTAGGTCTGGTATCAATTGCCGAAAAGATGCGCACGAAAGAATCAGAGGTGTACATTGACAAGGAGCGCGGTTACTGTATTATTCAACCGATGCATTCCCCAATTTCTGCAAAAAAAGAGGAAAGTGCATTGTATCGGTTAGTTGGCGATGACTCGGACTTTGCCAGAATGGCACTAAAAAACAAATATATGGATGATATCAGTGATACCGTTTGCAGTAAAAATTTAAAGGAGTATCGGATATTAGTCACGGTAGGTGAGATTTCAATTTATAAGCATAAATCGCAGGAAGAATACTATGTTAGCCAGCATAAATCAGGGACACCAAAGCAGGTTTACACGACCGGAAGTGCGGACAAAAAGCGGTTCAATCGTGAACAGCATTTTTTATGGACAGCGTTTATGAGACGGAATGTTTATTTTGAAAACTATTTGTGTCAGGTTTTATTTGACAATGCGTTCAAACTGTGATATGTTTCATTTGTGGGCAGGCACAAAACCAGTCCCGGAAGGACGTGCATGCGGTCGGTTGCCGCGCGACTGCCCACAATGTTTCAAGTGGAAACAACCGGGAAGAAGGGAGATAAGATGGATGTAACGGCTATTACACAGATTGTTAGCACGCTAGGTTTTCCTATTGCAATGTGTATCTATTTGCTATATCGAGATGGAAAACGCGATGAGGCACACAAAGAGGAAATGGCAAAAATGACCGAAGCAATCAATAATAACACAATTGCATTAACACAACTGGCAGAAAGGATGGAAAAACATGACACAGAATGATATTTTAATTTTAGCAAAAGCAGGTTTTACTGCACAGCAGATCGCGGCATTGAGTGTAACGCAGGCTCCGGCAACTCCGGCAGCTCCTGCAGCTCCAGCAACTCCGGCAGCTCCAGCAGCTCCGGCCGCTCCGGCAGATCAGGCACCTTTAACGTATGAACAGTTCCAGCAGGAATTGCAGAAAATGGCATTGATGGGGGCGCAGCAGTCAGGCAAGGTAGAAACGGCTGACAGTGTACTGGCATCAATTATTAATCCACCAGTGAATACAGGGGAGGGAAAATAAATGGCAGCAAATGATTTAACGATTAACCAGATTTCCACCGTTTTGGGGGAGATCGTGGGACAGGCAACTGGCAGCAAACCGATGGCGGTTACGGACACTTCTAGTTTTGTCACGGTGGCGCAGATCGGATTAAAAACTGGCTATGACACGCTTGCCACCGCTATTTCACAGGTGCTTTCACGCACCATTTTTTCAACACGTCCGTACAACCGTAAATTCGGGGGGTTAGAGGTGTCAAATCAGCGATATGGTAACCACGTGCGGAAATTGTCACCGATTGACAAGGAGCCGGAAGATGACGAGCGATATGCATTGACCGAAGGGGGTGCAGTCGATCATTATAAGGTTTCAAAGCCGTTGGTACAGCAGACAAACTTTTACGGGGTAAACGCATACCAGCGGCACTTGACCACATACCGCGATCAGCTGGACATTGCGTTTCGATCTCCAGATGAATTTTCTAGTTTTCTGTCAATGATGCTGTCAAACGTGTCTGATATGATCGAACAAGACCATGAAAACACTGCCCGCGCAACGGTTGCGAACCTTATCGGCGGCGCTATTGACCTTGCGGGCACGAACGTGATTCATTGCCTGGCGGAATACAATGCAATTACGGGCGGGACATATACCGCGGAAACGGTATTGAATCCTGATACAATTGTGGGATTCGCAAAATATTTAGTAGCACGCATTAATACGACCGCGAAGATGCTGACAGAACGATCAAATGTATTTCATCAGACGATCGGCGGGAAAACCGTAATGCGCCATACTCCGGTCGAGCGGCAAAAGGCGTACATTTATACGGATTATCTGTCAAAAGTATACGCAAATGTATTTTCAACCGTATTCAATGAAAATTATCTGAAAATTGCAGATACCGAGGAAGTTAATTTTTGGCAGTCAATTAAAACACCCGGAAGCATTAATGTAACACCAGCATACACGGATGGCACCAGCGGGAACGTGGTCAAAGGAAAAGCAGTCAACAAACCGATTTTAGCTGTTTTGTTTGATGAGGAGGCCGCTGGTTATACCGTTGTAAATCAGTGGACACAGAATACACCGATGAATGCGGCGGGCGGATATTACAACACGTACTGGCATTTCACAGATCGTTACTGGAATGATTTTACAGAAAATCATGTTGTATTTGTTTTAGATTAATGTTTTCGCGTGAAACATGGGAGGTAGTTTTTAATGGCGATTCCGGTTAAATTTTACAGATTTTCTAAAAAAGAAAATTCAACAAAGCGTCCGGCTAACGCGGATAAAACATATTCCTGCACGATCAAATCAGAATCCGGGGTTATAAATCCCCGGATTTCATTAAATATCCCTTTAACAGAAAATCCGACTATTTACAATTATGCTTTTATCGCGGAATATGATCGGTATTACTATGTAGCTGACTGGCAATGGAAAGCGGGACTATGGACAGCAATATTGTCAATTGATTATTTAGCATCTTGGAAAGATACGATCGGAGCATCCACGTTCTATGTGTTGCGTAGTAGTGCTACATTTGACAGAACAGTGACCGATGCAATTTACCCGGCATCGACTACAGTAACCGTAAACACGGTTTGGAAACAATTTGACGATTGGTCAGAACTGCCAACGTTGGGTCGCGGTACGTATGTTGTCGGATTGATTAATGATTCCGCGTCCGACTGGGGAACGATTGCATATTATGCCCTATCCCCATCGCAAATGTCATCAATCCGGCAATTCATGCTGGCGGGTGCTACGGATTGGAGCACGATTGGTAATGACCTGGATGCTTCGTTGTTGAAATCATTTGTCGACCCATTTTCATATGTCGTATCGTGTAAATGGTTTCCGATTACAATTACCGGTGGGCAGGAAGAAAACGTAAAATTCGGATTTTGGGACAGCGGTGTCAAAGCGCGAAAACTGTCATCATTAATGAACCGGAAGGAGTTTACACTTGCCCGTCCTGAAATTCCCGGAATTGCGAGAGGTGAATGGGTCGGGAAAAGCCCCTTTACTTCATATCATGTACAATGCATCCCATGGGGGATCATCCCGATTGATTCAACGGATATCACTGCGGACGGTGTTGTGGTTATCCGGCTGATTGATTATGTCACAGGACTTGGGACGCTGGCAATTTACAAACGGATCGCCGGACAGGGTGAAACGCAATATAATGAACAAGGCGGCTTATTAAACATTGTGGAAACACAGGTGGGCATTGATGTCCGTTTATCACAGCTATCTTATGATATCACTGTTCCTACGTCATTAACAGAACTAGTTGCTGGCATGCCAGCAATGGCGTTTTCTAGCGCATACGCGGCGGCGGATTCTGCGATTGGAAAAAACGCCGGAATTGTCAGCGGGATAAGCGCCGCAAATAGCAGTGGAAAACAGGTCGGCGAACAGGGCGGGTATGCGCAAAACAGTTTGGCTGGAACAATTGCATTAGTCGCAAAAACATTTACACCTGTCGCAGACGATAATGCAGAACAGGGCAGGCCGCTTTGCGCTAATCGTCAAATTTCAGAAATCCCCGGATTTGTAAAAGTACAGCATGGCGATGTGCAAATGCTGGGGACGATGACAGAAAAAGTTGCTGTGAAAAACTATCTGGAAGGGGGATTTTTCTATGAATGAATTTTTGAAAGTGCCGGAAAATCTGGTGGCAGCGATCGAAGTGATGAACGGTGTGCATGGTGTGGGGGATGCCCGTAGGGCATCACTAGAGCGCGAAGGATATGACGCGAAAAAGGTGCAGGAAATTGTTAATTTTCTGGTAATGGTGTGGGAGGTTTAGCAAATGCCTGATTGGATATATCGCATTGGTGGTACCGGAACAACATTGTCACAGGATGAGCAGGACAATAATATTTTATGCATCTATGATGCGCTGAACCGTTACGGATGGTCGAAAGTTGCAATAGCAGGTGCCTGCGGGTGTTTCCAGCAAGAATCATCCTACAATCCCGGTATTTACGAAACATCGCATGGCGGGAATCTGAACAACCTGCCCTATTTTCCCGGTGGAATGGGGTTGGCACAATGGACAGATTACCCCCCATATACGTCAAAATACCCAAACCCTCTTCCGTGGTCGGCGGAAAAAGAAAACAAAAATTGGTATGACGGTGATTTTCAGTGCTGGTTATTGACGCAGGCGGACAATGAAGATTATACGTCTATGGGATACGGACAGGGGCCGCGGTGGGGATGGCAAACGTCTGACAGCTATCCATCCATTTCATTTAACGACTATATTCGTTTCAATGGAACGGTTGAAGATGCCGTTAAATATTGGTTTTACTGTTTAGAATGGCATTCATCCGGAATCCCTGAATGGGTGAACTATGATGAACGTGTGCGTCAGGGAAAACATGCACTGGAAATTATGGACGGTTATACACCCGGCATAGATACAAAAAAATTAATCACTATTTTAGCGAAAAGAAGAGGTGAAAAAAGTGGACGGATACGGCGCACCATTTTATTATGATTATCAGAACGCCATCACATCAATGGCCAGTCCTAACACAGTGCATTGCAAAAATACTGCACTAGCTAATTATTTTGCTAGATACCTACTGCAAAAGGCGCTGTCAGTTTTTGAATTCCATTTTCCAGAAACATGGTCAGAAAATTATTTGCTGTACGTGCTATATTGCTGGGGGCGATTTGCAATTTTTAATACAGATCTGTTTGGCGTTGTTGCGCTGGATTGTGGGCTGACAGGATACAACCTGTTTTACCAGCCGACCCATGCTGTTATTACCAACCCGCTGATTAGAAACACAATGGCACCAAAAATTGACAGTCAATGTGTGGTTGTAAAATTACAACCGAATTATTGTGGCATAATGGATATCGTATCCTATTATGCTGATTTAATGGCATTGTGCGCCGAAGCGGTAGGTATGAATCTGGTAAACAGCAAACTGTCATACGTATTCGCCGCGGAAAACAAACAGGTTGCGGAGTCCTACAAAAAAGCGTGTGATAAAATCTATGGTGGTGATCCGGCTGTTTTCATGGATAGCAAACTTTTCGACTCCGAAGGCAAGGCTAAATGGCAGATGTTCAACCAGAATGTAGGGCAAAATTATATCGTAGATAGAGTTCTTGCAGACATGCGCAAAATCGAACAAATGTTCGCAACTGATATTGGAATTCCAAATGCGAACACGGACAAAAAGGAGCGCCTAATTGTGGACGAAGTAAACAGCAACAACTTTGAAACACAATCGCGCTGTGACATGTGGCTGATGTCTATGAAAAAAGAATTTAAAAAGGCTAACAAAATGTTCGGATTGGATTTATCCGTGGATTGGAGAAACATCGAAAGGGGGGCTACAATTGGTACAGGCAATGGTGTCAATACTAGGACTGTATGAATATGACAATACGGTTTTAGACGGATTAATACAGAACCTGCCAAAAGCGGCAAAGATTCCGGCAGATGACGTATACATGGCAGGAACTGATTTAAATGCAGACGCGCTAGTTACCGAATTGCTGGCACAGTCCAGCGAACTGGAATTTATATATCCAAACCCGGACGCTGCTAGAAAAATTATAGCCGCTTGGGCGATAGTAAACGCGGAACGGTGGCAAAAATTGTACAATACAATGTGGTTCCGCTACAATCCTATCTGGAACAAGGACGGTACCAGCACACACACAGAAACAGAAACACGCGACCTGTCCGCTACAGATATTGGAACCTCAACAAACAAGGGGTCGGGAAAAGAAGAGAGGAATCTAAAATATATAGAAACGCCAGACACCACTCTAACAGAAACAGGAAAAGTTGCGGGCTATAATAGCAGTGATTTTGTGAACAGCGAGCAACGGCTGACAGAATCGGGCGGAACAAATACACGGACGGATAGCGGCACTGTTGAAAATAATGCCAGTACCGATAGTAATACAAAAATCACAAAAACAGATAGAGGAACGATAACCCGGACGTTTAGCTACCGCGATACTGGAAACATTGGCGTGACTGCAACACAGGCGATGATAAAGGACGAACGTGCGATAGTGGATTTTAACATGTCGCAAAACATTATTAATGATTTCATTTCACGGTTTTGCATATTAGTATATTAAGGAGGGACGTTGCATGTTTGAAAAATTTCCATATACAAATTTCCATGAATTAAATCTCGACTGGATATTAAAAACAGTAAAAGAACTTGAGGATGAACTGTCACAAATTATTAATCAGGGGAAACCGGAAGCAGTAAAAACAGTGCATATAAAACGCGATACTACAATTAATGAAAACATCATCGCAACAAATGTTATTTATGACATTGACCCTGACGTAACATTAACCTTTAACGGCGATTTTGCCGCCCCCCGTAAAACAATTTTCATCGGTGGCGGTACCGTTGTTTTCACCAAAACATCTGTTGTTTTTCCGGAATGGTTCGGCGCCGCTCGTGATGGTTTAACGGATTGTACAACAGCTATCAATAACGCGATTCAATCGTTAGTAGGCGGCGGCTGCGTTTCGCTGGCATCGGGGAAATGGCATGAATATACACAGAAATTTGAGAACTACTATCTGTGCAATAATACAATTAACATGTCAAAAGATAACGTGGCGCTGGTGGGATGCGAACCAAAAGCAATGATTCTATCATCTGCTATGATTGGAATTGAAGTAAAACGAGCTGTAAGCTCCTCTCTGTATGCATATGCCCAGGATTGTGACATTTATAATGTCAATATCAAAAACACATTAACCAATCAGGAATCAATCGGAATCAATGTAGACGGCGCGATCCGCGGCCATTTGCAGACGCTTGAAGTTAGAGACTTCGGAAAAGGCGTTTGTATTAAAAATTCAGTTAATGAATTTTTAAACAATGTCATCGCAACCCCCAATCCTAAAGTACCTCTCGCATTTGGATTTTTTGCAGGAACTGACGAGAATAACAGTGGCCCTTTTAACAATGACAGCATTTATTTCAATAATTGTATGGTAACAGGTGGTGCTAACACCGTGGCATTCTCAGCGAAAGGCAGTAAAATCAGTGATCTGTTTTTCAATCACTGTGAGGCCGGCAACTGTTTTACAGGAATTGAAATTGTATACGCTGAGGACAGTACTCCCACGGATGAAACGGAACTTGATATTCATATCGCTAGCTGTATTCTAGACGGCTGCCACTATGCAGCAATTAGCCTACAAGGTAATGCAAATTTCAACGGCAACTTATCAATATCGGATTGCTTTTGCTCCTCTGCCACAATCAACAGCGCATATGGCGTTGTTATGAATACCGGACTGAATGTAGCAATCTCTAACTGTACTTTTATCGGAAAAAACTCTGCTGGATATATAGCTATTGCAATGTCAAACTGCCATGAATGTATCATCACTGGATGTACTTTCCTAGGATTTCAAAAAGGAATCAATATGAATACGGCATGCAGCGAATGTGTGATTAATGCAAACACTTTCCTTGCACGATGGCATAATGCAATTGCGGCTATACATCTTGCAGCATGTGCTAATAATACTATCAATGCAAATGCTATTTCTAGCGTAACAGTAACATTGACTAACGGAATTGTGGTGGATGCATCCTCTAATAAACTGTTTGGCAATATTAGCAGTAATGATAATATTGCAACAGGTAACATAGTTGATGGAGCTACACTATAGTTGTAACATGATCACGTCCGTGTCCAGTGTACGAAATTGTTTACCAGTGTGCGCTGGATGCGGACACTTTTCGCCTGTCTGTGTCCGTGGGGTGCATACAGATTATCCCCAAAATCTAAGAATTTGTGTCTAATAGTAACACACTAGAAACAATAAAGGTGAATAAATTCAGCATAAACATTTGACAATATGCTGAATAAGTACTATATTATCCTTGTAAGAACTGAAGTTATTCAGCAAAGAAAGGATGAATATATTATGACAAAACCTAAATATCATATGGTTTCTTTCTCAGGTGGGAAAGATAGCACAGCAATGTTATTACACATGATGGAACTTGGAATGCAAATTGATGAAGTTCTTTATTGTGATACATGGATGGAATTTCCTGCAATGGAAAGACATGTAAAAAGAATAAAGAAACTTGTTGAAGATGCAGGAATTAAATTTGTTACATTAAAGAATCCAATGTCCTTTAAATATCTGATGTTAGAACATCAACCTGAAAGAAGACAGTCAACACAAGAAAAACTTGGCGGAAATCCAAAGGGGCATTCTTGGGCAGAAAGTAGGTCAAGATGGTGTACATCAAAATTAAAGAAAGAACTTCTAAAAAAATATAAGAAGGAAATGAATGATAAATATGATGTAATTGAATATGTTGGTCTTGCTGTTGATGAACAATCTAGATTAGAGAGGGAGAGTAACAAGGTTCATCAGCATCCATTAGTTGATTGGAATTGGACTGAAGCAGATGCATTGAAATATTGCTATGATAAAGGTTTTGATTGGGAGGGACTTTATGAAATTTTTGATAGGGTTTCCTGTTGGTGTTGTCCTTTACAACCATTAAAGGACTTAAAAGGATTATGGAAAAATTTTCCTGATTTATGGAATGAACTAAATGAAATGGATAAGCAGACTTGGAGAAGATTCAGAGCAGATTATTCTGTTGAAGAACTAACTGCAAGATTTGAATTAGAAGAACAACTTGAAGCCGAAGGAAAATCAATCAATCCACACAATAAAGAATTTAGAGAAGCATGGAATAAAGTTCTTTCTAAACTTAGAAAATAAA